ATCATCGAAATGGAGCAAGGGCAGGAATAATCCTGCTCTTTCCAAAACGGGAGGGATAAGGCGAATGGCGAACCGCAGCAAGTACGAACGAATCCAAATCGTTAACTTTATTATTCGGACTATTGCTAATCGTGGGCGCAATTTCTTTTTAAGTAAGGAGAACGGACACGTCGCTTACTTTGTCCATAATGGCCGGACTCTTTGGTTCATCGATCAATATACAGGTGTTCCTATCAAGATGGTGAAAGGGCATCAAAGCAACGACTATCACTTTTCAGGCGGCGGTACGATGTGGGGCCTCGTCAATGACTTCAAAGACTTCATAAACGGTGACGATGATTCCAACCACAACAACGGATACGGCGGTCTGTACTGCCCGCATTGGGGATACCCGCCGGAGGACATGGAAGCAATACGAGCATTCGCAATCGAGGTCGGATACCTAAAAGCGAGGGGATAACATGGCGAAACGATCCTATCCAGCTATACGGACATACCCGATAGGTTCAGGAATATCCAGCAAAGGTGACATCTTGGAAGGCAAGTATTTAATCACGCAAATCAAACGGATGTATTGGGGTACGTCTCAACACAAAACGCCTGTTTTGCGAGTCGTATACATGATCCGAGACATTGAACAGGGGGAATCGGAGTGAGCAAGCAATCAGGAATGCACCAACGTCTCCAGGAGACGAAAAAGGAATGGGCGGACAAAATCGAGGACGTGTTCACGCAATACGCCGATGATGCGGACGAGGTAGACAACGACATTCGCGGAGTTGAATCGATCTTGGAATGTGCGCGGAGCGAAATCGACAACAAGGACTACGAAGCAGCTACGAGTTACATAAACGCGGCGTTAGAAGCGCTGGTAAAGGCACGACACAAATTATACCGATAGGGGAGAATAACATGGACTTGAACCTCATTCATAACAGCATGTATCCGACGGCATTGAAATTTGCGAAGCGGTTCGTTAGCGATAACCATTACAGAATGATCCTTCAATTGGTGCAGCATGCGGAGGACGGAGCGATCCTGGCAACAGATAGCGCAAGAGGAATCATGATCGAAAATATGCATGGCTTCAACGAGGAATGGCTCGTTAATCCGCATACGTTGGAGTTTGCAAAAGGGAAGTACCCAGAGTTCAGAAAGGTATTTCCCGATCCGAAAGAAACGCCTGACCTATCGTTAGGCGCAACAGATATCGACAAATGGGTGCAACTACTAAAGGGATTAAGGGCCATGACAAAGAGTAAAAGCGAGGTCCTTACATTCCGATTCATCGAGGATAGTCTGATTGCAGAAAGCAAGCTCGGTCTGACCATTCGTTTACCGTTTTCTGGGGTGAATCCAAGTTTCGCGGACGAACAAATTGTACTCAACACGATTTACCTCTTGGATGCAATGGAGTTATTTGCAGCTATGAAAACAGACTCGGTACGGATTCATTTCTTTGGCGAGTATAAACCAGCTCTATTCGATGGTGTAAACGGCGTGCGAGTCATTATTCTTCCGGTGCGGGTGAGGTAAAAATGAAAATAGGCAAATGGAAGCGCAGAGTTTCCCCGAAAGAGTCCGGCGCAGCTGGACAGGGTTGGTTTTCTGAATTGTCAAAAGCATGGTCAGACGGCAAGTACGCCGTCATGATCCGCGACGTTGAAACAGAGTGGGGGCGAGTGCAACACGCTTGCATTCGTAACGTTTCCAGCACTGGCATTCCTTGGGCGGAGAAACAGCGCATTAAAAACGAATTGTTTGGGGAAAATGCAGTTGCTATCGAGGTGTTCCCAAAGGTATCGGAGCTTGTGGACGAAGCGAATATGTATCACTTGTGGATTCTGCCGGAGGGCTTTGAACTTCCGTTCGGCCTACATAAACGGGAGGGCAGGGGATGAACTGCCTAATCGCCTCGATCCTCAAGGAAGCGCCTGTTGATCTTTCTATTAGTGATCTACGTCTCATGCTGCGCACACGGTATGGTGTGGAATGGGACGGTGATATGTCCAGCATCGTCCTCGACTATCCGCAAATCAGGGAAATCAAAAATCAATCGTATGGGTGGTATGAATGAATGAGAATCCCTAAATTACAAGCATGGGACAAAGAGCGTTCTGTCATGATGCAAGTCGTTGAGCTGAACATGTGGAAAGACGGGGAAAACCTTTGGGCGCATCCGAGTGTATTTTATGACTTGGACAATCGAGCCTATCACGCTAGAAAACGATTGGACGAGGTTGTTTTAAGAGAATGGACTGGACTCAAAGACAAGAACGGCGTGGATATTTACGAGGGTGACGTGGTAAAAGGAGCAGGGGAACATAAAGGTCAGAGCTATGTATTTTACGGCTATGGTCAATGGCAACCTTTCGCCTACTTGGGTGCATTTGACGGAAATGAATTTGAAGTAATCGGAAATATTTACGCCAATCCAGAACTAATAGAGCCTGTCAAATGACGGGCTTTTTCTTTTGTCTCCCTTTTCAAATATCTATCTTTACATTGTGCAGATAGCATGATAATATGGGTTCATAAAACGATAACAAATACGGAGGAATGAACAAATGACGACTGTGACATTGTTAGTGGTAAACGAGACGGGGTTTCCGGCATTGTCTTATGGCGACGGAACAGGAAAGACAAAGGAACAGGTCGAGGCGGCGGCACGCGAGAAATATCCGCACATTAACAACCCAACATACAGATTCCTTTGGAACGAAGAAGCGATTGCATACGATCGAAAATGGAGCATGGAGCGACAGTGGGCGGCGTTGAAACCGATTCAAAAATGGATGATCGAAACGGCCATTCCTGAATTGAATGACGAAATCAAAAGCAGAAATTCGGCTAGCCAATTGGTTGTAATCGCAGAAAATCGAATCAAAAAAGCGGGGTTTACTGATGTATGCGGACGTTGCGGCGGCGATGGTCGATACGCATACAATACAATGGATGGAGATATGTGCTACGGGTGCAACGGCAAGAAGGTTGCGATGGTCAAAATTACAGCAGCTAACAAAAAAGCGATTGCTGAACATTTCAAGAATCGACCTGTCAAATGACAGGCTTTTTCTTTTGCCTCCAGCGTATCGAAATGGGCAAATTACTAATGTATCCATAAACACGAAAAATATACCAAATAGTTGTTGCAAATAGATTCATAGTGTTTTAATATGTTTCTAGGAGGTGCAAGACAATTGGAATTGCTGAAAGCTAGTCAACTATGCGAACGACTGAAAATTGACAGAACTACTTTGTATCGCTGGAGGAAAAATGGATTGCCAACAATCAAAATTGGCGCAACGATCCGGTTTAATCCCGATGACGTGGATAGATGGCTTAAAGAAAGGGGGCAATGAGTTTGTGGCTAGACCGCGTAAAGAGGGAATGGACTACTTTCCGCATGACACTGACGCAGCTAACGACGAGAAAATAGAAGCACTCCGCTCTTTGTTCGGTAATGACGGCTACGCATTCTATTTCATCCTGCTAGAAAGAATCTACCGAACGAACGAAGCGGAGCTGGACATTTCTAAGCCAATTCTATTAGCTCCTATTGCATCGAAAATCGGAGTAGGCAAAGAAGTGTTCGCGGAAATGCTAGAGGCGTCATTCGAGGTTGGTTTGTTCGACAAAGAAGAGTACGAAAAACGCAAGGTTATTACGAGTAGCGGTATTAAATCTAGGTTTTCCGAAGTAAACAGCATGAGAAAACGGTGGAGAAAAAGCAAGGAAAACGACGGTAATAAAGAGGTTTTCCACGGAGAAAACAGTGCGGAAAACGGTGTTGAAAACGAGTTTTCCACGGAGAAAACAGGGGAAGAAACGCCGGAAAGTAAAGTAAAGCAAAGTAAAGCAAATGAAAAGGAAAAAGAATTAAAAGAAACAGCAACAGCAGCGTCGCAAAATTCATTCACTTTTTACCAAAACAACTTCGGTTCCTTGTCGCCGTACATTGCTGACAAGATCGATATGTGGGAAAACGATACGGAACAGGCTGTTGTTATCGAGGCTATGAAAATAGCAACCGAAAGGAACAAAAGGACATGGTCTTTTGTCGAAGGGATTCTCAAGGATTGGGTTAGACAAGGCGCGATTACAATCGACAGCGTAAAAGCGGTACAGGCGGAGTTTTCCAGACAGAAAGGAGCGCAACAAAGTGGAGGACAGCGGAAAGAAAATAGCGGACGCGGTAGGGACGATCTTATCCGCGAGTCTGCAAAACTCGAATGGTGAGTTGCACAGGAAGTGCCCACATTGCAAACGAGAGATACCACCTCACACGATCAAAAATCCGTTTACGGGCGTTGAAACTCTCGTTCCGGTAACTTGTAAGTGCGAGACGTTAGAACGCGAGAGGGAGCAACGAGAAGCTGCTGAGAGGGTGCAGAAAAAAGAGACTGAGAGGTTGTTCTCTTTCTCGAAGATCGGCGCAAGGTTCGAAGGTCGAACGTTTAGCGACTTTCTCAACCGCCAAGGATCGGAAAAAGCATTTGCAGCAGCAAAGCGATTCGTGGAAGGATTCAGCAGGGAAACAAAAGAGGGGCTTTGCTTGTGGGGCGTTCCAGGCAACGGAAAAACGGAACTGGCCGGAATGATTGCCAACACGGTACATACAGCGGGATACTCGGTCGTTTTTATCAAAGTTTCGGATTTGTTGGAGCGGTTGCGCTCGTCATTCGACAAAGAAAACAAGGAGAACGAAGCGCAAATCATGAAAGCTCTCCGAACGTGCGACTTGCTCATTTTAGACGAGGTCGGCTCGGAGAAGATCGTAGGCAAGGAATGGGCGCATGATGTTGTTTTGCGGGTTGTCGATGGTCGATACGTGGATTTAAAACCGATTGTCATTACGTCCAATATCGCTATGAGCCAGCTTGATGGTGTTGTGGGCGAACGCATACAGGACCGATTCTATCAGATGTGCGAGCCAGTCAAAAACGAGGCGACGAGCTACCGGAAAGAGTTGCGAGAAAAGAGAGCGAGTGGTGAGGCATGAAACTAGGGCAGCAAGTTTGTTTCTCTCGGCATTGGGTGAAAAATCCGATGGGCATTGATCCAGCCGAACATACAGACAGCGAACGTTGCGAGTACAGCAAATTGATTTCGGTCGATTGTGGCCCGATGATTGGTATTGTCGTAGGCAAACGGAATCTTGGGACAATCACCACATTGGAGTTCCGTCGTCATTACAAGCGCATTGACGAGCCGGAGGAAACGTATTGGACGGCAACAAAAACCAAACTCGAATCATTCTACCTCGTAGCCTGCGACTTAAAGGGATTCTACAAGGTCAAAGAAGCGGATTTGTGGGTGGTCGAATGACTAAATTGCGAGAACTGTACGAGATTAAAGAGATTGATTATCAGACAGCGATGAAAGTTGTTATAAAGTCCCACTATTTGCACAGGAAAGCACCTTGCAGCTACGCTTTCGGATTGTTCGAAAAAGAGTCGGGAGAAATGGCGGGAGTCATCGTTTACGGAACGCCATCGTCCGCCCCTTTGCGCCGTGGATTGTGCGGGGTAGAGGAAAAAGACAATGTTATAGAATTGACTCGTCTGTGGATTAAAGACGATACTCCGAAAAATGCCGAAAGTTTTTTGATCGGAAACACAATCAAACGCGTAGACAAAGAAATTGTCGTTTCATACGCGGAAGATCAAAGGGGTCATATTGGTATTGTTTATCAGGCGACTAACTGGATTTACACAGGGTTATCTGCTAAGCGAACCAACTGGACCGTAGAAGGTTTGGACAAGCATTGCCAAACACTCGCGGACAAATACACAGCAAAAGAGATTCGCGAAGAGTTCGGAGATAAATTTTCGTTAGTGGATAGACCACGAAAACATCGGTATGTGTTTTTCAATTGCAATAAATACAGGAAAAAGGAGTTGCTTCAAAAACTGAGATACAAGGTCGAAAGGTATCCGAAAAGGGAGGCGCAGGAATGAACAAAGGGATGGATACCTATTACAGCCAAGACGCTGACCGCCAAGCATGGCATACCACAATCGCTGAGAGGCGAGGGATCGTTCTTTACCTGCAAGGCAAGGGTATTTGTCCAGAGAATCCACACAACATGAAAATGAAGGCGCTGAGAGAGCTTTACGCCGATGCAGTCAGGAGGTTAACTTGAATCACGTCGTCAGAACGACTGGAGCATAGCTAGAATCGTTCGAATGTAACGGATGGTCAAAATATACCGGATTAATCAAAAACGTCTGAGAATCAAAATACGACAGTTTGAGAGGGTGTTGAAAATGGAGTGTCAGCATTATTCGTGGAGCATGACGAATTATCCCGATACAGCACAGTGCAATGGGTGCGGCGTGAGGGTAGATTTGCAAAGGTTGTGTCAACCGACAGAGACCGGAACAAAAACAACTACAGAAACGGTTGAGTCATTACGTGAAATCATCAAGGAGAAAGACGCTCTGTTGGAAGCAACTTCCGAAAAGGCGTGGGACTCCGAAAGAAAGTTAGATGCAGCTAACGAGAAAATCAAACTGCTGGAAATGCAATTAGAAACGGCGAAAAGGAAGCTAGAACAAGAGTCAGAAAAGCTTCGGTACTTAGAATTGAGCGTTGTTCTAGGGTTGAAGGTGCTACCCGTTGAGTTGCTGGATCAATCAATGAAATTAGGCAGAGGGAAATGAAACCGATAATCAGCAAAGGCAATATGTCCGACTTCGGATACAAAATGCGAAACAAGATTTGCGAGTGTAAGCCACAATGCGAACGTTTTGTATCGGTGACGACGTACAACGACGGGATGCTCTTGTGTGAACATGACGCGATGCAACACACAGCGGAAATGACTAATCTCCTGTACGGTTTGGTCAAGCCCAAAAACGCAAAATGGAGCAATTGGACTGTAGCAGAAGAAAAGGTTGTTATCCGAATAGCAAACGAGTTCGGGAAGCATAGCACAGGCAGGTACAGGAACGGCGTTGTCCGAGCGATCATGCAGGAGTTAGGCAAGACGAAAAATCAGGTAGCAGGAAAAATGATGGAAATGAGGGGGGCGGGGAAGATATGACGACGAAAACCAATAACACGTTTTGCGGAATGGTGCAAGCGTTACAGCGGGCGTTGAAAGAGTTTTGGGAATGGTTCGTAGTTACACTGAGGATCACGCGAAAGCAACCTACAGAGCTAATTGTGGAGGCTCCAAAGCTGGATTTGCATTACATCACAGTTCCGATTGATTGGAGAAAAGAAAAACAACGATTACTGTCCATGATTTCGAAGTTGATCAAGAAGCGCAAACGAGCGAAACGACTTACATACATCAAGAGTCGTAGCCAGAAGAAAAACGCAAGGAAATGGGGACGGAAGCGGTGAGGGCATCCAAAGGATTGATCGTCGCCGGAGCTACAACAATAATCGCCAGAGCTACAGCAGCATGGATTGATGTTCCATTCACGTTTGCGGAAGGTTGCATATTGACGTTGCTTGTATGGGTGGCATGGGAGCAAGCGAATGGCGCGTAAACCATCGACCAAAAAACCCGTAGCATTCGACAAACCTGATGAAAAGCCAGCCATTCCGTTGAATCAGCAACCAGGCAGGTGTAAAAATTGCGGTGCTGGCGCTCCCTTCCGCTATGCTATCGTCGATCACAATTTTATTCGGAGTTGTATAAATTGCGATTGGCAATATGATGTAGACAACGGTGTTGTTGTGAATTCTGGCGATCCGGCGAAAACTTGGAGGGGATGACCATGCTAGCGGATTTGATCGTGTTTTTCGAACTGATGGCTTTCGGATTGTTGGAGCGTGTCGTATCAGCAGCTTTGGAAGTGCATGAGTATTTGCAATCGATATTTTAGGGGGAAGCCAAGTGTATAAGTACACGTTGATTATTTCGCAGTATTATCATTCGCGTCATTTTTTCATTGTCGAATTTGACGAGAGGTTCATGGAAAGGGCAGAAGCCTTTGCAGTTGAATTGATGACGTACAAACGTGGCGAAGAGGCAGTAGGCAGACCGTTCGATTTGGGCGATCTGGAGTATGGCGATCCTGACCAAATCAGAGGACGGTACAATATCAACGATTCCGGCGACATTTATTTTATGAATTACCTTTGGGCTAATCGTTGCATGTGGGAGGCGTTCAGATACCGAGATGATTCGTTGCGAGAGAGCAGAGGATACCAAAGCAAAAAAGTTGTTGACGGCATCACGGACCACCACGAGTACAACCGTGTGAAAGAGATTGTAGAAAAACACTTTGTGATTGCATAGGAGGAATGAACATGAATCAACGGCAAGTGGTAGATGTGAAGATTAAGAAGTTACATCCGGCGGCGGTAATTCCACAGTATGCGCGAGCTATGGATGCGGGTTTTGATCTTGTAGCGGTAGAAGATATGATTATCGGACCAGGTGAAACGAGCGTAACGATTCCACTTGGACTAGCATTTGCGTTGCCGGAAGGTTACGAGCTGCAAGTCAGACCGCGATCAGGAGTGGGCAAAAATTCAAAACTGCGTATTTCCAACGCTCCAGGCACAGTAGACGCTGGATATCGCGGGGAAGTGGCTATGATGTTCGATAACATTTCTCCGGTTCCGTTCCCTAACGAGAAATGGGAGCCAACGAGAGCCATTGACGGGAAAATCATATTTGGCACAAAAGCACCAAGAGGAACGTTCATGGTGCGCCGAGGCGACAGAGTGGCGCAAGGTGTAATTGCAGCGGTTCCAGTTGCTCGCTTTGAAGAAGTGGACGAGCTTGACGAGACGGAGAGAGGTGAAGGTGGGTTTGGAAGTTCTGGCATCAAATAAATAAACCAAAACGGGGTGTAGCGCTATGAGAATCTGTGACTTTTGCGCGGGGGAGTATGGTCAGGAGTACACGTATACAGACAAATCTGGCAATTACTTTATCGGGCACAAACGATGCTTAAACCGCATTGCAGAAATGGACAAGCAAGAAGAAAGTAAAAAAGCTCCCACAACGGGAGCTTCAAACAAAGGAGGGGTTGTCAGATGACGGTATTAGCGTGTCCGTCATGCTCCGAAGATATGCAGGAGCGAAGGAGGAACCATTTCACTTGTCCGAGATGCAAGTCTCGTTTTATCCAGGAGGTAATAGACACAAGGCCATATAGACACAAAATCATCGAAGCAAGGCAAAGAGTTGGCCTGAGTGTTGAAGAGACAGCGGACAGGCTATCCGTGACAGCTATACACTACAAGCGCGTGGAATACGGCAGCTCCAATTTGTCGGCAAGAATCAAAAGTAAATTGGCGAAAATTTTTAAGTGCCAAGCGGAGGATTTGGAATGAAATTCACTTTCAGACGTTTCGGGTATTGCGATTTTCATGTTGGTTTGGCGTTCAAAATGAGCAAAGAAGACAGGTGGGTAAGGGTGGCGTTGGGAAAATGGATGTTGGCGATAGAGCTATGAAATTCAGATTCGATATCGAACCGATGGGCGCGGTGCGCGCTACTCACAAAATGGCAAGGCACAGGAACAAAACAACGCCAATTCAACGATACATAAACTACAAGACAGCGGCGCAGTTGATGGCGAAGCAACAGTACAAAGGAGAACCGTCCAAAGCGGCAATAGGAATACCGAGGATCACTTTTTATATGCCGATACCAAAAGACGGGAAAACAGAAAAGATAATTGACGGGAAGAAAAAGCGCATTCCGGTGAAGGACGGAGATTATCACACGAAAAAGCCTGACGTTGACAACATTTTGAAGGGAGTACAGGATTTTTTAAACGGCATCGTTTGGGTAGACGACTCGCAAGTATGCCATATCGGAGAGGTAAGAAAAGTATATTCGGACAAGCCTAGGATAGAACTGGAAGTTATCGAACTATTCTAACGGGGTGAGGGGAATGGCGCAGATTAACGACTGGGTGAGCATATTGGTCAAGGGGAAAGGTCGACTATTCGGTTGGATTATTGACGACAGCGCGAATTTACTCACAATTTACATTCCTTCACAACATGCGGTCACGACCATTTGGGATTATGAATGCAGCCGAGAAAATCCCTATTTGACCAAAGAGGAAGCTTCTGCAATGGCTGAATTTGCTCTCATGACGAACGATAGAGAATGGTTCATGGAGTTAACACAACGGTAATTTTGTAAAGAGGAGGAAACATCGTGAAATTTGTTGTCGGTAACGAGCAAGAAAAATCACTGATTCATCGCTTTTTAAGAGCTATTAGAGAACTAGATTTGTTGGATGATTTTGAGGCGATAGACATGGAGTGTGAAACATCAGAAAGTCCGATGTTTCTAAGTTCTGCTGAATATACTTTACTTCGGGATAACCTCCATATTTTCACCAAGATTGAGATTGATACCAATGAAAAAGAGATGTCGTTCGAGGACAACAACATTGTACAGGGAACATGCGTTGATTGCAGCGCTCATACGGAAGGGTTTGCTGATGGTCGGACGGTCACTTACAAGGACTATCTAGAAATCATGAACGATACGGAAAATACACGCTGCGAAGATTGCTACCAGAAGAAAATGCAAGTAGAAGGCGAGTGTTAACACAACACACGATGTGATAAATGGAGGGATAGTATGCGTCAAATCAAGTTTCGTAAATGGGATTTTGAAAACAAGGAAATGATTGACGGTGATTCTCTGGCGTTTGAAGAGTATCTGCCGATTTGTCAGCATCTTACGCAAGAGGGGATCATGCAATACACCGGACTCCAAGATAAGAACGGTATCGAGATTTATGAGGGCGATGTACTTGAAGATGACGAAGACATTGCAAAGGTAGTTTTTGAAATGGGGCAGTTTATGGCATTTTACCGAAACAGTATGGGCGAATGGAAACCATACGGGACATTGTTGAAATACATGGTCGATCATGATGGCAGAATCGTCGGAAACATCTATGAGTGTCCAGAGTTGGCGACAGCTTAACAAAACAATCGTTGTGATAAATAGGGGGTGTATCCTTTGATTGACGACAACTTGGTTGAAGATAAGAAACTACAAGATTTAATTACCAACGCTTACACATTAAGAGGTGTTTATGACGAAGCCGTTAGTTGGATAAACGTTGTCCCTAACCCTGATCATGAACGTGTGGCAAGGATAAGAGCTAATTTAGAGAAGTCGTTAAAGGACTTGGTTGATTATAGCGAGGGTACATCTTAACACATCATTACTTTTGTAAAACAAGGAGGAATTCGAATGTTTCCAGACTTGCAGGGATTCGATTGGGCAAAGTCAGCCATCGAGAGAGTAGGCAGAATGAAACGAATGATCGGTAAAACGGTACTTGGGGTGTTTGGGTTTTATCCGCAACACGCAGTCAATCGTGCTGAAATGGCGCAAATTCTTTCTAGGACTCCGATGACGTGGGGTGAGGTGGTGCGGTTCGCCACTCCGAGCGTGTGCAGATTGGACAAGGGATCGCAAGGAACGGGATTCGTAATTAGTGACAAGGGGCACATTATCACGGCTGCGCATGTAATCGGAACCAAAACGTGGATGAACGTCACATTCCCAGACGGATCAACAGACACAGCAGATGTTGTTGCTACTCACATGAGCTATGACATAGGTATTCTCAAACTGCGTACGTTGCGTCCTCCTGCACTTTCGGTTGACGATGATGACAAAGTAAGGATGGGGGACCAAATCGCTTCCTTGGGATATCCTAGCGGGTCGTTTGCGGTTACGTGGGGATTCGTCGAGAGGGAAAAGACAAACAGCGACGGTTCGTTCGATGTGGCGACAACATGGGGTTCGGGAAATAGTGGGGGTCCGGTGCTAAATCAATGCGCCGAAGTGTTGGGAGTCGTGCGGTACTCGAACGGAGAGGCAACGAATGCGGTGTATCTCAAAAAGTGGATAGAAGAGAAGACGAAATGATTGGACAAGCATCATAAGCCATTGTAAAATGATGACAAATAACATGACGCGAGTGATACGAGAATCGAACGGGCGGACAACGTCATTGCATCGGCTCGAAGTCATCGCGTAGTAACCGGAACTGGCACTTTTCCGAGTGCGAATGTTATAAAATATGCAGCAATACACGCATGAGCGCAGCTATAGGCGCTCCCCAAAGAATACTCTAGCTGTTAGCCTACATACAGGCGCAATGGTCAGCACTATGGAATGGTTCTAAACAAGATTAAAACTAATCCTTGGAGCGCATTGGTCAAATGAGTCCGCCTTAGTCTCCCTTTGGCGGATTTATTTTATTTTACTATCTTTACAAACTGTAGATAGTTGTTTATACTGTGGTTGTGGGGATAATAACAGGCGAAAGAGGCGAAGGGAAATGACAAACGGGGTATCAGTTATTGATGAATTTTTTGCAAAATGGGAAGTGGACACGAAGGGATGGTACAAAGCAAAAAAAGCTGAATACAAAGAGATTGGATACTCAGCTTTTTCGAAAAAATATCATGGCATTCTCTCTAAACAGACATTTGAACTTATGCGGATGAAATTTGAAAAAGGTCAGGGATACACGAGTGTAGAGGATGTTATCGAAAAAGATATGGCGATTAAAAAGGCAAAGCTGCTTTCTAAGATCGCAGGCAAAGTAGGGAATATCGTAGAGCTAAACCTCCGTTGCGGAGCCGATGGAACGCCGAACGGCAAGGTGACAGGAGACGCAGGGGTGGCTTACATTAGTACGATTATTGCCGGAGGTCACAATATCCAGTGTTTACACTATCGAGTATTGGTCAAATAAAAACAAGCGGGCCTACTAGGTTGTTTCGACTAGAAGAATTATTGGAAGGGCGAAAGGATGGGGGTTGGGATGGAAGAACGGCATTGCTGGCAATGTGAGCATTACGATTATCATCTGGATGATGACAACGAGGAACATCCATTTTGCAGGAAGCATCCAGACGCGGTGATGGTTCCTTGTGGCGATTACGAAAGATAGGGAGGGATAGAGATGAGCAGGGTGAAAAAGGAAACGGGCAAAGAAGATACATGGGTGAGCGTTTGGTACACTTGCCCAGTAAGGACGTGCGGTTTTGATTCATTGGACGTGTCATTCCAACATTGCCCGTCATGCGGAAAAAGATTGAACTGGGAGGAAGTTTGCGGGGAGGGGCAGGAATGACCGTGAAGTTTCTCTACTGCCATACAACCGGATACATGTACGGAATGGATGGACGGAAGTTTTGCAGCGAGGGCGTGTACTATCCGATCATTCGCGAGAACGGTAATGCTTTTGTCTTTGTTTCGGAAGTAGGAGTTAATCATGTATTTACTAAGGAAAAGTACAGGGAGCATTTCCGGTTGGCGTGGGCTGATGAAATGCATTATGAGTCGGAGGGGAAAAGGAGGGAATGAGCGTGTGGATATTGGATAACAAAAAGAATGAGGTTCATATCGACGAGTTTGATCAATTGCCGGAGGTTATGCTAGGGGCAAAGAAGCACGAGGATTACGTTGTATTTGTCGGAGGAAAGCGAAAGGGCGTGGCTGTTTTTCTTCCGCATATTGATATGGATAGCGGAAAGATCACTTTTCGCACGAATTATACGCCGGATGGTCAGCATGTGCATGTTGCAGGGTATTTTGAATTGCAGGAGGGGTAGGAATGATCGTTTGTCGTTATTATCGACACGGTAGGCAATTTGACTTTGAATCAGCTAACCTGATCGCGACTTTGAAGAGGTTGGCGCGCGGTGAAGCAACGGGAAACTTATCGCCTATATCAATCAAGTATAACGGGCGGATCGTGGAAGGCAGAAGGTTGTCGCGGTTACTGACATTCATTCGTATTCGATATGATTTGTAGGAGGGGTAGGGAATGGATGAATTGAAAGCGTTGACTAACGAAAAATTGGTGAATGAGTACGGATTGACGGCAATGAAGTATTTGAATGACGAGGCGACATCGGAAGACCTGCGATTGTACAAAGAGGAAATATTGAGAAGGTTAGGGGAAAGGGATAAATTCCATGAGGCGATCACTCATACCGTAAAGCTGCTCGAATTGTTAAAACGTGCGAATAACTTATAAACCGTCTGAATAGGCGGTTTTTTCTTTTTCCGTTTTGTGACAAATATTCTATAATGGACAAGAGGGGAGGGACGGACTATGGCGGGAAAAAGAGGAAGAAAACCATTATGGGATGAAATGGACATGCCGAGTAGGTTGGAAGCTGTCAGAGGTTGGGCGAAACTCGGTTCTACTGATATCGAAATGTGCGGAATGTTAGAGATTTCACAGGAGACATTCTACAAGTGGAAGCGCGAAAAGCCTGAATTCGCGGAGGCAATAAAGGCTGGAAAGCATGTGAGCAATGGTGAATTGGTCAATGGTGCGTTCAAACAGGCTAACGGGTTCTTTGTCACTGTAACCGAACCGATGAAGCTACGAGACGTTGACGGCTCTGAATTTATCGAAATGGTGACGTACGAAAAATACGTTCCGCCAAATAACACGATGGCTATTTTCATGCTCAAAAATCGACTGTCGAAAGACTTCAAAGATAAGCAAGAGGTTAATCACTCCGGCGCATTGCCGATAAATATTGTGGTGGACTATGGCGGTGGTGACGATGACTCAAGCTCAGACAGTTAAGGTCGAGTTCAACGCTCATTTCCGCGACCTAAACGAATGCCGTAAGCGGTACAGAGCGATTAAGGGTAGTGCTGGGAGTGGAAAAAGCGTCAACGTCGCGCAGGACTACATCATCAAACTATCCGATCCAAAGTACAAAGGTGCAAACCTACTTTGTGTTCGGAAGGTAAACGAGACGAACCGGAACAGTACGTTTGCAGAGCTTACGGGAGCCATTAACCGCATTTTTGGTAGTCGAGCGGAGGAATACTGGCGCGTGACACAAAGCCCGCTCATGCTACAAAGCAGAGTCACCGGAAACAGCGTCATTTTCCGAGGTGTGAACGATGCCAGGGATCGAGAAAAGCTGAAATCCATCACATTCCCGCATGGCAAACTTACGTGGATCTGGAATGAGGAAGCGACGGAGCTGCAAGAGTCTGACGTGGATATTCTCGATGACCGTTTGCGCGGCAAATTGGATAACCCGTATTTGTTTTATCAGATGACATTCACATTCAATCCAGTCAGTGCCACACATTGGATTAAACGGAAGTATTTCGACTACCAGAGTGAGGATATATTCACTCACCACTCGACCTATTTGCAGAACCGCTTCATCGATGACGCTTACCATCGTCGTATGATGATGCGTAAAGAGCAGGACCCAGAGGGCTACGCCGTATATGGCCTCGGTGATTGGGGAGAGCTTGGTGGGTTGATCTTGACGAATTTCAAAGTCAAAGAGTTCGAGACGGATTTCCAATACTTTGACTCGAAGAACTACGCGCAAGATTTCGGATTCAATCATGCGAATGCGATCCTAGACGTTGGTTGGAAGGACGGCGCGTTGTACATTTGCGACGAGATTTACGTCCACGAGAAAGAGCCGAACGAAATCATTGCATTGGCGCAGGAAAAGGACATAAGCAAACGAATAACAATGTGGTGCGATTCCGCCGAACCTGGAACAATCAAAATGTGGAAGACGGCAGGTTACAACGCAAAGGCAGTGAAGAAAGAACAGGGTAGCGTGAACGCTCAGATTCGTTTTTTGAAGAGTATCAAAATATTCGTTCATCCCAGATGCGTCAATACGATAAAGGAATTGCAACAGTGGAAATGGAAAAAGGATCAAAAGACAGGTCTGTTCTTGGACGAGCCTGTCGAAATTTTCGATGATGCTATGGCGGCACTTCGGTACAGCGTTGAAGAGAAGCGATTGAGAAAAGGGGAACTGAAAGCAGTTCCGTCACTGTAGGAGGGCGAAAAATGACATTGCGCGAAAAGTTCATTAGGATATGCGAGAACGGAGATTTGACACATGACATGGCGATTGCTCTTGCGTCGGAAATAGACGGTATAAAACGGGTAACTGACATTGGGCTGAGGGACGGAACAGAGAAAACAGCACTCACAGCTATTAGAATGGCGTGCAACGATATGGAGCAGAGAGAATCCATCTAAACGGAGGCGATAGCATGAAGGACAAGCCCGTTCCACGCAAAAAACCGACTAGGAAGCAAAGAGAGGCCAAGAGAGCAGCGCTGGCAGAGGTTTACCGCGAAGGATTCGAAAAAGGGTACGAGCTTGGATATGCTGTCGCTATGAAAGAGATTGAAATTAAATGTAGGCATAATTGCCACTATTGAGGGATGCGAGAGTGCTACCCGATATTAAACGAGTCAAATGGCACAAATCCAAATGTGGTGGAGAGGTCGCGGTTTTAATTAGGGCCGTACCAAGCACTTCTTGCCTAGGATATCGCATGAGTACGCAAATCATTTACGATTCACGAAAAGGAGTGTGACAAATGTTCGAAAAGTACGTTGACCTAATCGACAAGAACGGAATATCACCCGAAATCATCAACCAAATAATCGCAGCACACGAACCAAAACGTCGGCAAATGATTGCGAATTTCGAACGGTACAAAGCGGAGCAGGACGGTGACGGTGTTCCGATCTATTCGCGAGAGTTCGAAATTGAGTCCGCAAACAAGGTCAATAACAAGCTGGCGAATGACTTTTTCTCGGAGATCGTGGATACAAAGACAGGCTACCTTTTCGGCGCTCCTGTCGTTTATGCATTGGATAAAACAATTGCACAATACGAAGAACTGTCAAAGAGGATCGAACGGTTCCGAAAAGTGAATAATCTGGATGACCTAAACGGAGAATGTGGGAAGTTTGCAGCTATTTGCGGATACGATGGCCTGTTGATGCATCATGACAATGACGCACAAGAACGGATATCGCGTATTGATCCGTGGGAGGTGGTTATCCTCAGTCGTGGGGAGATCACGGAGCCAACGTACGGCTTGCGCTACTACACAACATATGACAACAGCATCCGAGCCGAATTCTACGACAATACAAACAGGCATGTTTACGAGGGCAAGGATTACGGCAGCTTGAGTTTCATCGAGAACGAACCGCATAATTTCGACTATTGCCCACTATGGGGATTCCCTAACAACGCCGAATTGCAGGGTGACGTCGACAAGGTACTGAGCCTGATTGACGCATATGACAAGGCTGCAAGCGATATGTCCAGCGAGATCGAACAATTCAGGCTGGCCTACATGATTTTTGTCGGATATGCACCGGATGAAAAAGTCATCGAGGAAATGAAAAAGACAGGGGCCATCTGGATTCCAGACGCAGAGAACGGCGAAACGATTAAATTTCTCGTCAAAGACTTGAAACATGAACCAATCATTGCCTTTATGGACAAGCTGGAGTCCAATATCACCCGCTTTGCCAAACATGTAAACTTCACTGATGCTTTCGGAGGTGGAGACATTACAGGTCCGGCGATGAAATACAAGCTGTCCATGCTGGAGTGGAAAAGCAAAATCATGGAGCGTAAGCACGAAGCGGCAATGCTGTACATGTTCAAGGTACTGGCTACCGTATGGGAAAAACGCGGGTTCTCGCTTGACTATACAATGCTGGATATGAAGTACACGCGAAGTGTTCCGGTTAACCTCTTGGACGAAGCGCAAACCGCTGTTGCTCTGATGGCTGTTGCCTCTCGTAGAACCGCGCTCGGAACACTGTCCGTTGTCCCTGACGTTGACGAAGAAATGGCGCAGATCGAGGAAGAGGCGGAAGCGTTGGTCGATCTGGACGCAGCAGGTGGAGACGAGGGCGGACAAGCTGGGGAGGTGTAAAGAATGGCGAACTTGTGCTCAAAATGCAGAATGATTTGGGTTAATTGCCCATGTGGTTGCGGCGTTTCTTTCTGTCCTGACTGCTTGAGTATAAAGGGAGAGGAAGAGGATGGCGAAAAATCTTGACAAAGTATTCGAAACGATCAACCGTCGTGTCGGGCAGCTCGTCAAACAAAGCGAACGGGATGTTGTGAAGCGATACGCAAAGACTCTCGCGGAAATCAGAGCGTTAACCGCTACGCTGTACGAGAAGTACGAGAAGGATGGCGTTCTGACCTACGCGGACATGGCTAAATTTGACCGCCTGCGGAAGTTTCTGAACGAAGTGAATAGTTTGCTCGTCGCCAATTACAAAGACGTGCAGAGGACCGTTTACGACGTTCTGGGAGAGGTCTATCAAGAGGGCTATTATCTAACGGCGTGGGCAGTTGAAACGGATGCAGCAGCAAAGCTGGCCTACTCAACCGTAACGTCTGAAACGATCCTCGAAATGATCAACAATCCGGTTAGTGGTCTGACACTCAAACAGACGTTAGAGAAAAACCGTTCGCAGATCATCTATCGCATTCAACAGGAAGTGACTCAGGGACTTGTCAAAGGTGAGACTTATAGCACGATGGCAAAGCGGATCAAAGGCGCTCTCGATGGAGACGCAACGAAAGCGGTCCGAGTTGTTCGCACAGAAGGTCACAGGGTGCAGGAGAGTTCCAAACATGATTCCATGACTCATGCGGACAAGCAGGGTGTGCGTATGCTCAAGGAATGGAATACGCTGGAGGATGAACGTGTCCGTCCTGGAATGGGTCTCGGCAAGAAGAAACGCAGGAGCGGAGCTAATCACAGGATGCTAAACGGAAAGCAAATCCCTGTCTCTGATAACTTTGTTGGAATTATCGGGCGCGGTCCTGCTCCTGGCTCTCTCCATGCAGCAGGCGAGGATATCAACTGCCGCTGCTTCCTTACCTACACGGTTGACCGGATCGAGAAAGCACAGGACACGAGTATCGAGTCGCTTGGGTTCGACGAGTGGAAGAAAACGCGCTTGAAGGCATGACAAGTCATATGATACGATGTGCTTACCCAGTACCACTATATAAGGTTATCACAGGGAAAGAGGGGCTACAGCGGCGTAGCTCCTTTTTTCTATGCAGATTGTTGTCCAAGCCTCACAGCTATGGTATAAATTAGGTAGTCGAAACTTGAGGGGCGAAATGTTCAGACTCATTCGTTGAGGCGAAACATTGGCGCAACTCACAGGAGGGAAAACGAACGTGACCATTGAGCAATTAAAACAACAATTGGCAGAGGGCAAAATCACAGTTGAGCAATTCAAAGCCGAATTGCAAAAGCTGTTGAGTGCCGGAACGATCACTCAGGAACAACACGACGAAGCGGTTAACGGTGCTGGACAAGCTGGTGGGGGTGGCGGTGGAGGCAACGACCCTTTGACAGCCGAACAAATCCAAGCCATGATTGACAAGGCATCCCAAAGTGCTGCGGACAAGGTGCGGACTGAGTACAGCCAGAAGAAGAAGGAGCTAGAGGATCAACTCGAAGCTCTGAAAAAGGAAAAAATGTCTGACGAGGAAAAAGCCAAGTACGAGCGCGAAAAGTTCGAACGGGATTTGAAAGAACGCGAGGATAAATTGCAGGAACGTGAAATTGCTCTACATACAGTGGACAAGCTCACGGAACTGAAATTACCTCTGTCGTTCAAGTCAATCCTTGCTGGCAAGACCACAGAGGAAACGGATTCCAATATCACAGCGTTCCAAACGGAATGGCAACGGGCGCTTGACGAGGCTATTTCCGAACGTTTCAAACAGAATCCAGGAAATCCAGGAAAAGGGAATCCCCCGTCTGGAGACAAAAACCCATGGAGCAAAGATCATTGGAACATGACCGAGCAAGGAAAGCTCTTGAGAGCCGACCGTGCAAAGGCTATCCAAATGGCCGCTCTCCATGGATTCACTATTTCACCACAATAGGAGGGCTTTTAAATGGCAATCACGCGTTTAGCTGATGTAATTCAGCCAGAAATTTATACACCTTACGTTATTCAACGTACAACCGAGCTTTCTGCTTTGGTTCAGTCTGGGATCGCTCAACATGACGCGCAATTCGACGCGCTGGCGAGTGGACCGAATACAGTTGCAGAAATGCCATACTTTGAAGATTTGACAGGCCGTTCCGAGAACATGGTGGATGATGGGTTCATCACTCCAGGGAAAATCGGAACGAACGCAGACCGCGCTAAGAAGATTGCTCGTACTCGTGCATGGGGCGCTAACGGACTTTCTGCTTTCCTGTCTGGAGCCGATCCGATGGGCGCGATTGCTTCTTTGAATGCTAGTTACTGGGTGCGCGAACAACAAGCAATTCTGCTTTCTCAATTGAAAGGCGTGTTCGCTGCTGCTTCCATGGTAGGGCACAAACTTGACGTTTCTGCTCTGACTGGCGGCGCCGAATTGTTGGATGGTTCCAACTTTGTCGATTCTACGCAATTGCTTGGCGATGCAAAAGACATTTTGACTGGCGTTATGATGCACAGCGCTGTCGAGGCATATCTGGTCAAGCGTCAATTGATCGAGTACGTTAACCAAACAAACGAGCTGAATCAAACGATTCGCATTCCTTATTTCATGGGCAAGCGCGTAATCGTTGATGATGCAATGCCATTCAACACAAGCACGAAGGTAGCGGAAATGTACCTGTTTGGTGCTGGCGCTCTTGCTTTGGGTAATGGTTCCCATCCGAACATCGAGCAAACAGAAGTTGTTCGTGAAGGAATGCAGTCTTCTGGCGAGGACTACCTCGTAAATCGTCGAATTTGGATTCTGCATCCTCGTGGTATCAAGTTTACAGAAGCGTCTGTTGCTGGCGTGTTCCCAACTGACGCAGAGCTGGAAACGGGCACTAACTGGGAATTGGTTTATGATCCAAAGAAAATTCGCATTGTAAATTTCAAGTTCAAAATTAGCTAATTTCCGAATGGGGAGGGGTTTTATTGACTCCTTCCCGTTCTGATTATAGGGGGTAAATATGGGTGGATTGTATAGACGCTGGCGTTTGGAACAACTAACAAAGCAACCCAAACAAGCGGAAGTGATTGCAGCTCCAGAACAGGAGCAAGGACAGTCGCAGGAAGGGCCGGAGGGTCCGGTGTCTACTCTGACTCCTGAACACGTCGAGAACATGACTCGTAACCAAATGATGGCGGAATTGAAACGCCTCAAGGTTGAATTTAGCGAACGAGACAATGCGGCGAAGTTGAGAGAAACGCTCCTGAAAGCATTGCAGTAGTTAACCTCTAGCGGGTGGTGAGCAATTATGTTCTTTTTATGTAATTGCCATAGCAGCCAAGAAGGTTCTGCAACAACGACGGCAACGGCTTACGATTTCAGAACTGACTATGTAATCAGCATTTCGAACGACGATCCCACCAACGCTATACAGTTCAATTTCGACGGTCCTATTGGCTCTACTGGAACGTTTACACTCAAAGCAGGGGAAAGTATTGGCTCGTTCCCGAAAACGGCTAGAAAGCTGTATGTGAAGGCTGTAGCGGGCACTCCATCGTTCCGAGCTTTGGGGGTGTACCGATAATGTACGGAGGCATCCAAAAGCCAGGGGGTGGAGTCCAAGCTCCAGACCTTACGCCATACGCAAAGAAACAAGGCGGCATTTTTAACGTCGCTGATTATGCTCACTTGGCGGTTAACGTCGGACAAGCAACCGAGGACTGGCAACCTGCAATCCAAGCTTGCATTGACGCGGCGGCGGCAGCACGAACGGTGTTGACTGTAGCAGCAAACAACGTCGCACAAATAGTTTTTGAACTGAAACGTTACAAGATTCGTAACCCGCTGATGGTTCCACCTCAAGGGATCACCCTAGAGGGTGTCGGCATATCCAACTTCATGCCTGACAACGAATACACTTACGGTCACGGCGCGAATGACATTAACTGTACAGTCATCGAAAAGACTACCAGTACAAATACGCTGTACGCTTCCAAGACACGCCCTGCTCGTGACGGTTCGATTTCCGACTCGTTTGGACTAGATGCTTGCATTATGATTGATCACCCTGACAAGGGATGGAACTACAACACGACAATCAGAAATATCTACTTACGCAGCCGTACAGGGACAGGAACCGCAATCTATGCTCCGCGTTGTGCGTTCCTATCAATCGAGAGCGTTATGGTGTATAAGTTCGCTACGGGATTCCATACCTACGACACATGGCAAAGCAAATTCCGTAGGTTCATATCGAGGGATACTACGGTTGCAGGTATCAAATTCGAGTACGACGGGAAAGGCGCTTCCGGCACGTCTACGCATTTTGAAAACTGCTTTGCAGAAAACGTTTTGAGTGGTGTTGGTTATGACATTTCCACGCTGCATTATTCCGCTATGACGGCTTGTGCTGCTGATCACATCGGTGCTTCCGCTCCGGCTATAGCTTACAAAATCAGCGGGTGCGAGGGCTTCACAATGAAAGCGTGTGGCTCGGAAGATATCAAAGCCAACTCTGACATTATCTCACTGGAAAACAATGCGCTTGTGGTTATTAACGGATTCCAGTCATACGCACACGCGGCGAGTACGGCAGGTAGCCATACAGCGCTAAACGTAGGGAATGGAGTAAGCGCCGTGTTGAATGCTTGCAAGTTTGCGAACACGGCTGCTGCTGACTCTTCATTCACCAAAGCTTTCATTGTTGGTTCCAACAGTAGCGTGGAACTAAACTCATGCAAGCTAGCTACGAACGTAGGAGCTGGGACGGTCGGTGCGGGAAGCAAGGTATTCACAAAGGATTCTTCCGGCATGAAGATGACCGACAGCACAGGAACAAAAACCGCCCAATTTGTGTAAGAGGGTGATAAGATGACGTTGGAAGAGTTAGAGGCGTTGCTAGGAATAACGGTCAAAGGAACAGCGCAAGAAGCGCGGTATACTGCTCTGCTTGCTGCTGCTATCGATCATGTGAATGGGCAATGTGGCGATAGCTTCACGCAAACGGATGGAAGTGTTGTCATTCCTCTAGGCGTGCAAATGGGCGTGGCTCTCGTGGTCAAGTCCATGACCGAGAATCAAAACGTTGCCTCTCAGTCGCTTGGGGATATGTCGAAATCCTTTTTCAAGGGTGGCACGTATGAATCCGCTAGAGCGTACTGGAAGAAGTATAAGAGAGTGTTCTTCACCTGATGGGGATCACAATCAAGCGTTCGAATAACATCCCCAAACTGACGGCAGCACTCAAAAAGCTAGGAAAGCAAGAGATTCAAGTCGGTGTATTCGGCGGAGAGTCGAACACCGACCACGAAGATATCAACATGGTCACACTGGCTCGTGTCCATGAGTTCGGGATGACGATTACGCCGAAGAACGGGCGTAAATGGCTGACCATTCCGTTGATTCCAGAAGCCAAAGGAAAACGAGCTGCCGACTTCCCCAACTTGGTATTCACAAAGAGTCCTTACTCAGAAATCGCTTGGCTGAGCAGGCCAGTGACGAAGGGTCGAGGCAAGAAACAAACAATGCAATCCGTCTTTATGCTCGTGCATTCCGTCAAAATTCCAGAACGTTCATTCCTTCGGGCGGGGTTTGACGAGAATGTGGACAAGATCACGGATAAGATTGTCCGAGAACTGAACAAGGTAATGCGCTTCGGAATATCGGTTGACACTTTCCTCGATGCTGTCGGGACAGAGTTCGCCGGATTGATTCAGAAGAAAATGCGTAATGTGAATCCTCCGAATGCGGACATTACCAAGAACGTCAAGCGATCAAGCGGCACGTTGCGTGACACTGGCGGCCTTATTGAGTCAGTGAAACACAAAATAAAGTAGGTTGAGCCATGACCAAACAATTCGAATTCGCTGATTTCGTGGACGAGTTTTCCGTACCATTTACCTTGTTTGAAGAAGCAGGAGAAGGGGAGCGTTTGCCGAATGGCAAATGGCAGAACGCGCCAGCAACACCAATCCCGAAACAAGGGATTATCCTTCCACTTACTGAGGACGACAGGCGGTACGTGGCAAACGGGACGTTCACACAGCGCGATAGGAAGCTCTACACCAAAGAGCCGTTGCAAGAAGGGGCAAAGATTGAGTATAAGAACGTCAAATACACAATCCAAGCTTTCAAGGACTACGAAGCATACGCAGACGTGTACATTTACATTGCGAGGGGGGCGGACAAGTGAAGATTTCCGAGATTCGGGACGCTCTCATTATCCCTCTCCATACGTTTGCAGGAGTTCCTGTCATCGAACAAGAAGATACAGGCGACCAACCAACAGGACCACACGCAACGTACAAGTTCACAAGCTCGTACATCAAGGATGTGGGCATGAGTGAGGAATGGGCAGAAGCATCGGAGGACACTTACGTTCTCAAGCAACAAGAGACATTCAAGGTCGCTCTTTCTATTACCGCTTACGCCGCCGACTCAGACGCGAGTTTTGATCTTGCTATGACATTGCGAGAGTGGTTCCAGTTCTACGGACAGGACGACCTAGAGGCAGCTAATATCGCGGTTGTAAACTTGGGTAACGTCGATAATCGGGATGCATTCGTAGTCGATGAATACGAGCGCAGAAACGGCTTTGACGTGATTCTCCGAGTGTCCAAAGAGCTGTCTATGGACGTTGGATACATCGAAAAAGTGGAAATCAACGACAAGATTTATTAAGGAGGCCACACATGGGTAATCGTTACGTAAATTCGACCATTACACGAGAAACAAAGGCTGTGAGCCAAGCAGGATTTGGCACAGGCTTGCTCCTAGTGGATACAGCGAAAGCGTACAAGGAGTACAGCGACCTCCCTTCCGTTGCTGCTGACTTTACAGCGGACACCGTAGCGTACAAAAAAGCTGCTGCATACTTCGGACAAGTCAACAAGCCAACCAAACTGGCTATTCACGGAGCGGTATATGTTCCAGGAACAGACGCAGCAACCGAGCTTTCCGACACTCTGAACGCGCTGTTGTTGGCGGGTCATGATGATTTTTACTATCTGATGTCTGTTTTCAGCACAAAGGCAGAGATTGAGGAACTAGACAAGTGGACAGCTACGCAAGACCGCTTATACTTCGCGACTACGCAGGATCAAACGGTTGTGGCTACTGGAGACAACACGTTCATCATGATTTCAGATGTAGTGGACAACCATCTTGCCGAAGCACTCGTGGGCTACATTGCACCGCTTGAAATCGGATCTTACACAGTCCAATTCAAACAGCTCGGCGGAGTAAAAGCTTGCGCATTCGACACGACTGATATTAACGCGATCCATGCGAAGAACTTCGCTACTTACATTCGTGAAGGTGGCGTGAACATCGTCTCTGCTGCAAAATCTGCATCCGGCGAGTTCATCGACATTATCCAAAGCGCTCACTACCTGAATGCACGAATCACAGAGAGTGTGTTCCAGCTGCTTGTGACCACTCCGAAGGTTCCGTTCACAAACGGTGGTATTGCAACGGTGGGAGACCGCGTGGAGGTTCCATTGAAAGACGGCTACAATAACGGAATTATCGCGGACGAGAACGGGGCGCCACTGTACAACGTCACTTATCCGACTCGTGCGGAGATTTCCGCTACGGACAGAGCGAACCGACTCTTGCCGGACCTCAAATGGACAGCCACGATTGCTGGAGCTGTTCATGACGTAGAAATTGGCGGAACGTTGCAAATCTAATAAAGGAGGCTAGTACACATGGCTAAATCGAAAAACTACAACATTAAATTAGTTACGCTTATTGTTGACGGCAGACATCACACAGGGTTGATGGACGGCGCTCCTGTAAATGCCGAAGCTAACAACGACAGCACAATCCCGCACGTTGACGCATACGGCGAGGTTGTGTTTGCAGAGAACGCGGATGAAACCGGAACAATCACTATCACTTATAAACACAACAGCCCAGCGCTTGCACAAATCCGAGCACTCGTCAAAGCGAGAAAGACGTTCTCCATTTCACTCGACGATCAAAACGATCCGAAGGTGAAAACTGGCGGTTCCGAGTGCCGCGTGTTGAAAATGCCTCCGCTCTCAAGAGGAACAGAGGTAACAGGTGTCGAAGTACAGTATTTCGTAGCGGACTACGATCAAAAGTAATATAAACCGAGGGGGGTAAAGGCATGACAAAGGCGAAAAACCCATTCATGGCAACAAAGAAAGAAAAGGTCGAGGGAACAGATTATACATTTCAAAAGGTTGCGCCTCGTGCGTGGGCCAAGCTCATGGACGAATGGTCGCGTGGCGGCGAAAAGGTCGAGAAGCTTATGGACCTAACTTTTGAACATATTGTAGTCGAACCGAAAGTTTCCCTCGATGACTTCGAGGATTGGGCAGAAGCCGACGAGGTTGCAAAAGCAGCAATGCGATTTCAACGAGGAAAATAAGGAACTAATGAGCCTCGCAAGCATCTATGATGTGGGCGAGGCTCACATTTTATCTGCCAATCGGTTTTGGTGGGCGCATTTGATTGCGAAAGAGTATTCAGGATTAAGCCCACACGACGTGAAAGAATGGAGCGCGGAGGAAGTCTTGGAGACTCTAGCGGCAATCATGCTGATGGATGCAAGTTCCGAACATCCAAGGTTTTTACCGAAATGAGGTGGTGGATAAGTGGACACATTGCGTGATTTAATCGTCAAGATTGATTTCAAGGGGATTGAGCTAAAGAAACTTGCCAAACTTGACGACGAAATGAACAACATAGAGGACAGTTTGCAGAAAATCGGCGCAGAAATGAATGACTTCACGCGAGAGACAAGGGAAGCGACACGACAAACGGACAAACTCGGACACGAGATGCGGGAAAGCAAACGAGAGGCGGACCGTCTGGGCTCTGCGTTGCGTTGGGCCGGACGCGCCGGAGTCGGTGGAATTGGAATGGTAGGCGCTGCTGTCGGTGGGCTTACTTCCGGATTACTAGGTGCATCGACTGCGTTGGGTGCTGTCATGGCTGGGATGGCCTCTTTTGGCGTATATACAGGCATCCGACAGAATGCCAACTTGGAAACGTCTCTTATCTCATGGGAAGCCATCTTGAAAGACGCGCAGAAAGCCAAGGATACCGTTCTGGAGATACAAAGGATGGCGGCTTTGACTCCGTTCGAGACGGATAGTTTGGACAAATCAGCTCGGTTGCTTACGTTAGCTAATTTAGGCGGGAAAGACCTGATTAAAACAATGACAAGTCTTGGCGACGCTGTGTCTATTTCTGGCGGGGACGGCTTTGTTCTTGAAGGTGTGTCCATGGCTTTATTCCAAATGTCCGCAAAAGGGAAGATTCTAGCGGAGGAAATGCAGCAGTTAGCGGAACGCGGAATGGACCCATGGAATGCTCTTGCTAAAGAAATGGGCAAATCAACAGCGGAGCTTATGGATATGGCAAGCAACGGAGAATTACTTGCCAAAGACACCTTGCCGTTACTCGTGAAGGGATTGGGAGCAGCGTTCAGCGGAGGTATGGCGAAACAAGCCAAAACCTTTGATGGCATGGTATCCACCATGAAAGACAATTTCAAGATCATCATGGGATATGCCACTAAGCCACTATTCGACAAAATGGTTGCAAATATGCCTCGACTCTTGAAATTTATGGACGTGCTGGCAGCTCAAACAAAATACTTCGGTATGCATGGGTTCTTTAGTGCTTTTTTTGGCAAGAGTGGCGCAGATTCCATCGTGAACGGATTTAATGAACTTACAAACGCAGCTAAAACAGCGTGGAACTATCTGGATTCGCATTTTTTCAGCAATCCCGAATTTAAGGATTTGCCGGACTTGAGTAGCAAAATCGAATTCGTGTTCGATGACTTGTGGGCCACATTCAAGAAGTGGCTAGATGATGGCGGTCGGGATCAAATCACGAAAGTTGCTGGAGACATTACGAATGACCTTGTTGATGGCCTGATTGCAGCGTCGCCACGCCTGATAGATGCAGCAGCTACAATCGGTTTGGATATGGGTACGGCATTAGTTCGGGGGATTCATTTGAAGTTGGCGGAAATGCTGCCGGACTGGATGCCAGGAACGCAGTTGTCCCAATTGATGACAGGCGGACCGGAACTATTCGACGCTGGAAAATCGGTTGTTGATGCAGCAAGGAACGAAGTCACAGAAAACGGATGGAACAAAGGCCCGTTGACGAACAACAACGGCGATTTCAAGCCAACACTCGACAACTTTGCGGATTGGGTATTGAATGGAAAAGGGTTGCTCGGTGGAAACGCCTATACCGGAATGGGGCAGAAAAACAACACGACGAACAACACGACCATTGCACCTGTTACTCATGTGACGGTACAGGGTGGAGGCGGAGCGGACGAGAAGATGCTAGGCGAGAAAGTAGCACAAGCGGCAAACACAAGCTTAGTCCGCCTCTTCAACCAATTACAAAGTGGTGTTATCGTACCAAGAACAAACTAGGAGGCGTGACATATGGCTTTATTGGGTGGTGTGCTGTTGTCCGTCTCTTCGGACAATCCAGATAGACAGTCAACCGTAACTCAACACGAGATCGAGAGTGGCGAAAACATCGCGGATCACGTTTCGCACATGCCGTACACGCTGAATATTAGCGGTGTTGTGGTGGGACCGGATGCAGCAGCGCGATTGACTAAGCTGGAGGACATTCAGCGCAAGGGAATGCCTGTCCAGTACGTCAACCGTGTAAAGTACGACAACGTTGTGATTCAGAGCTTTGGTTCCGACCACGGAGTAGCTACGAGGAACGGCTTCCTTTTCAACATGACATTAGTTCGCGTTCGGACAACGCAAGCCTCTCCGGTTCAAACGATGAAGCTGCCACAGCGGGTACAGGCCAAAACGGTAACGAACAAAGGCAGACAGCAGACGGTGAAGGCGCAGCCTAAAGTTTCTGCAACAGACGCAAGAGCCACTTTCCTAACGAGAAAGGGCTTGGAATAGGGGGCGGCTATGGAATACACTGACGTAAAAGTAGAGGAAATCCCTTGTCAGTTCGAAATTGAATTGGCGGGGGAAATATTCTCGCTAGAGTTCAATTACAACTATAAATTCGACTTCTTTACGGTGAATCTGAGCAAGAACGGCGAAGTCATCGTAAACGGCGAAAAAATCATGTACGGACAGCCTTTATTCTCTTCTGTGTTCGACTCTAGGCTCCCGAAAGTGAACATAGTCCCTCGCGACTCTAGCGGGAAAGAGGATCGCCTTGGGTGGGACGAGCTAGGAACATCCGTCTTCCTGATGGTGGAGGCGATTGAATGAATGAGCTGTACGGACGAAAGATAGAATTGATCGTCGGTGGAAAACTACACGTCAATCAATTGGGATCGGGTGGATTGACAATCAATTTCGAGGTAACGTTCGACGATGACAAAGAGCCGAATATCTGCTCTGTCCGCGTGTACAACTTGTCCGACTCGACGATTGCGGGGATCAAGAAGGACACGCCCCTTGTCCTGAATGCAGGGTACATCGGGGATGTCGGCAGCATCTTGTTAGGTTTTGTAGACAAAATCGCAACGGAACGGCAGGGCGTGGATAAGATCACGGAAATTCAAGTTATCGACGGCGCTACTGCATGGTATAGCTTGCCTATTAAAAAGACGTACAAGGCAGGGACGAAAGCTAGTACGATTTTAAGAGACTTGCACACGCTCTCAGGGCTTGAAATTGGCGCGTTTGCTCTTCCGGTAGACAAAATATACACGCGAGGTAAAACGATCGCCACAACCGTCTCTAACGCGCTCTCTGGCGTTGCTAATGATTGTGGAGCAAAAGCACACGTCACGAGGGGAAAAACGTTCATCCGTCCGAAGAACGAGGGCCAAGCTATCGGCTTTGTTCTCGACAAGGATCACGGACTGATAGGAAGCCCGACTCCGATCACGACGGAGAAGAACATACCTATTCCGAAAGCAAAGGATAAGAAGCTCGTTCGGGACGGTTACAAAGTCGTCATGCTGCTGAATCATCGGATTACAACGGACGCGATTATCAAGATCACGAGCAAAACAGCAAACGGCATGTTCCGAGTCGAGAGTGGGCGGCACTATTCGGATGGACAGTCTTTTTATACGGAAACGGAGGTTTACCCAGTATGAGTGTAGTGGGAGTGGCTTTTGTTTGTGTGTTTTATACAGCGCTCGGAATTGCTGCAATTAATGACTTGCGTAGAGTGTTAAGGGAGCGGAGCTAATGAAAGAGGCCACGGACTTTTTCCGAGAGTTTCAAAATAGCCTGATTGCTGGCCTATACACGTCGGCAATCGGCAGGATCGAAAGATACGACGCAACAACCATGTCCGCTGATGTAACGTTACTGCCTGGAGGCGAACTGCTCACTTCCGTTCCGGTATCAACTTTGCAAACGGATGACTTTATCATTCGGATGCCGTACAAGAAAGGTAATTACGTCATGGTATCGTTCTCTATGCGAGATATCGACGGCGTAATGAGTGGGGATGACTCCGAATCAACTGGCAGAATGCTAGATATGAATGACGCCATTGTCGTTTGTGGGCTGAACGCATTCACGAAGCCTCTGCCTGAGCAAGTGACGGACACGAATGACAGCGGAAAACAGACCGCCATCAATTCGAATGACCTGATAATCGCCTCGAAGGACTTCAAAACGCGATTTATCATGCCGGAGTCCGGCGGGTTCAAGATTTACACGGACGACGAGGCGGGCGGCGAAATCGTCGCTCCTATGGGTCTGAAAATTAGAGCGAACAATCCGGCTGGCAGCGGCGTACAGATTGTCGGCAAACTGGAGAGTGATACGTGGTGATTGATTTATTCAGAGGGCCAGACGGAGACTTCGGACTTGATGGGCAGAATGATTTGCGCCTCGTTTCTGATGATGAAGAGCTTATGCAATGCATCACAGATATCATTTTGACGAATCTTGGAGAGTGGAAGTTTAATCCCTTGCATGGATTCGCTAGATTTGATGTGTTGGGCCATAAGTATAACCAAGAACGAGCCACAGAAGAACTAATTGCAGCCATCTTACAAGAACCTCGCGTTTCTAGTGTTGAAAATGTCGTGTGGGATTTCGATAGACAAAGCAGGAAGTTAACCGGAACGTACAAGGTCATCAAGCAGACCGGAGAGACACTGGAGGGAGGATTCTAGGTGGGCCAATTAACAGCGCAAGGATTCAAGCGGAAACAGTATGCAGACATCCTAGCGGAGACGCAGGACGCAATACGTAGCCTTTGGGGAGCGAACGTCAATTTATCGGATCGCTCCAACTTCGGGAAATTAGCGGTACTAATGGCGGACCGACACGACGGACTCTATCAGGAAATGGAAGACATATATAATAGCGATTCGTACGAGACGGCGGAAGGTGTAAACCTCGACGGAATCGCAAAAAACCGCTACGGCTTGTATCGTGTTCTTGAGGACTATTCTAGCGCTGTAGTCGAATACGCAGCAGACGCAAAAGCTCGCGTTGAGGTTGGGGACATCGTGGCAACTGAGGATGATATCGAGTTCATCGTCCAAAGTAGCGCCGTAGAGTCCGGCGGAAAAATCACAGTCGCGGTAAAAGCTGCTGTTGCTGGAATGGTCGGAAACGTACCCGCCGGAACAATCACGGTCATTAAAACACCTCGATCCGGCTTGAATTCCGTGACGAATCCGACAGAGGCCACGCTCGGTAGAGATCGCGAAACAGACAATCAGTTCAGGTCTCGCATTTCAAAGAGTTTGGCGCGAGGCGGTAGCGGTACAATTCCGAGCATTTACGCCGCTTTGCTTGAACTTCCTGGAGTGGTGGACGCTGACGTTACGGAGAACGACACGAGCGCAGCATTTCCGAATGGACAGCCTCGGAATTCAATTGCGGCTATGGTTTATGGCGGTACGGATGCAGACATTGCCCAAACGCTATTTTCCGTAAAGGGTGGAGCTATTCGCGCATGGGGGACGACAAATGTCGTTGTGACGGACACGGAAGGAAAAACACACACTATCGGATTCTCTCGTCCGCCTCTCGTGACTGTGTGGGTTCGCGTGACGTTGACCAAAAACTCCAACTATCCAGCAGATGGAGATGAACAAGTCACAACGGCAATCGTCAAATACATTGGCGGAACAGATGCGGACAGCACAACTTACTCTGGTTTAGGATTGGGCGAGGATGTTATTCGCTACAAAATCGGCGCTGCTGCTGGAGTCGTTGCAGGAATCGACGACATTCTAGTAGAGACGAGCGTAGATGGAAACGTTTGGACAACGGACAACATTTCGGTAGACTCTGCAAGCAAAGCCATTACGGATAGCGCAAAGGTTGTGATAGTATGAGTGTAGATACATTTCTGGTAGATTTACCCGATTACTACGCCAAAAAAGCAACCAACAACACGACCAAACTGTTGACTCTCCCTAGCAATCTAGCGGATGACGGCGATGACACTCTACAGACCATTCGCGAGTGGCGGGATATCGACAACGCGCAGGGCACAACACTGGACAAGATCGGTTCAGAAGTCGGGCAAATACGCAACGGGCTGGATGACGCTGAGTATAGGAAGTGGCTCAAAGTAAAGGTCCTTGCCAATATGTCCGGCGGAGAGATTGAGACAATCAACAGTGTGTGCAGACTCCTGCTGGAATCTCGCTACGATGGTTTGCAAGAGGGCTGGACGTTGCCTGTCGGCTTCCCGATTGCAGCGGATGAAGCCATGATGCTGATTACAGCACTGTACGATGGTCTGAGGTTCGGGATCCCATTTGAACAAGTGGAGATCACGAAAACAGGCGGGGTTGCGGTCCATTGGCAGCTACTTGGCAAGACTACACTGCAATTTGACACGACGAGCAAGAAGCACGTACAAGAGTATCATTTGTGCGGTACATTCTCAGCAGGGCAGGGGATGATTTTATGATTGAGCAAGGCGGGCTGAATAAAACCCTAATATGGATTCGGGACAACATGACGAAAACGGCGGCTGTCATAAAAGACGGCCTGCCCGTTTCTATCCCGATCAACAAGAAGGAAATTGTCGGGGATACCTTGTCTGTATATCTTTTGGTAGACAATACGTACTCTAGCAAGTTGACGGATTACCAATTGATTGACAAAGATGGGAGTGTGTTTGCGAGGATGGCTGACGACGTACAAAAGCCAGCGAAACACCTCTACCTTATCACGTTCCAATTCCGATTAAGTGAGGTGTTTGCAGGTGTATAGTCCGACACAATGGCGGGACCATATCGTTGAGTTTTTCAACCGATTCCGCAAAACTGACAACGCAGACGGAACGTTTGACCTGGAGCGAGTGGAGGGCGACGTTTACCAAGACGGTACGCCTGTATCCGCGACCAATCTGCAAAAGATGGATGATGAAATTGCACGCTCTAGCGGATTGGTGGACGAGCACACGCTTAAAATTTTTGATTTGGACAACCGTCTGTCATTGATCGAACAGTCATATCCCGACGGATTCACCAACAATCTGTTTACGGATGATTTGATTACGATTGATTCCATCAAATTGTCCAAAGGCTATTACAACGTGGCACAAACGCGGATTGAGGTATAGGAAAGGGGGAGGAATATGGCTAGTATTACACTAACGAAAAGCAACACGATAGTATCTGATTCGCATGTAAACGAGGCTTCGCCAACTACTTCATACACTAATAACACGACCGTGTCTGTCGGAACGGATGCATCCATCCGAAAGATGAGAGCTTTGATTAACTTTGATTTGGGTTTGATACCGAATGATGCGTTAATTAATAGCGCTACACTCAACCTCTATACAGCTTCTACTCCGATCAACGGCATGACAATGCGAGCGCACCCCATTACGGCGGCATGGACTATACCAACATGGACCACACAACCGGGGTTTGATGCAACTAGATATGGATCGGTAGTATTAGGAACTGAAACGGGCGCTTTTACGATTAACGTTAAAGCCATCGTCCAAGATTGGGTAAACGGGGTTTATCCGAATTATGGTTTTATGCTAAAGGATTCTTCCGAAGCAAGCGCCAACACGGTTCACGCACTCGCAGCAACCGAAAATGGTGTAACTGCAAACCAACCAACCCTCACCATCGACTACACCATCCCGACAACAGGAAAAAAACAGGTGGAGAACGTTGCTTCTGTTGCGCAGTCATCTGGCGTTACCGTATCAAGTTTCACTGTTCCGATTCCGGCAGGAGCTACGGCGGGCGACTTGCTTATCGTGCAAATTGTCGGAAACACTACAGGAGTAGAAATTGTTGTACCAAGTGGTTGGAACACACTGGCTTCTTACTCCTATGGCAATTACAGGGGCAAGATTGTCAGTAAGTTTATGGCTAATGGCGAGCCTAACCCGGTGTTTTCGACAGGCGGCGCTAACAATAGCGCGTACAATAGTGCTATTCACGTTTTCAGAAACGTTTTGGCTATCAACTCAAGTGCAATAACACAACCTGCTGGCTCGGTAGCCACTGTTTCGCCTCCAGCCGCTAACCTTAGCAAGCAGAAACTCCTTATGGTTCTCTTGAATGGTTCTGTGACCGGAGCGAATTTTACACCTCCTCTGAGTTACTTGGAAAAGACTGACCTTATTGCTTCGTCAACTGGTTTGGAAATGTCGATGCGTTATTTGCACAATCTAACCTCGCAGACACAATCCGAAATGCAGTCAACCTTATCTGCTTCAAATCAAGCTGCTTCCACTTACGTAGCACTCGAACCAATCAGCAACAACCCGCCAACCGATCCAAGCGGCGTAACCGTGGACAAGTCGGCGTATACCGTGGGTGATACGATCACGATTAACTTTACTGGATCGACGGACGCAGACGGAGATACACCAATTACTTACTACGCTGAAATGAATTACGATGGTGGCGTAAAAACGTTTGGTCCGGTTTTCGAAAGCCCGATTACTGGGGTTGTCCCTTCGCGTGTTGATACGACACAAGCGTACGTTCGAGTGTTTGCGCAAGATTCGCGTGGTGCAATCAGTGGATACGGTCAATCACCGTTATTCTCCGTCGCCCAAAAAGACGGTCAAATCCTAGCGCCTGTCAACGTGGTATCGTCTGCCTACCTCGTTTCCCGCATGGCGCCGCCTGTTCGGTTGAGCAATGGGTGGTTTGTGGGGGCGGTTTATGATTCTCCAAACGCCGATGTGTATTTTTACAAATCGACTGACAACGGTAAAACGTGGTCGCAACTTTGTTTTTCTACCTTGGCAGCAAATCAAGGTCTCTCTTTAATCAGCAAGGGAACAAGGGTGTATTGTCTGCAAGTGCACAATACATTTGTAACACCTTATTTGTTGAGTTTTGATGCCGCGAGCATCACTAACATAGACGTTAATCCAACGTATCGCATAAGCGTCGATTCGGGCCAAACGCTTATGGGTGCTGCATCACTCGCCATCACTCCCGACGGCACCAAACTCTGGTGGGCATCCAGCACGAAAAACAGCACTTACCCGAACAGCTACAATATCCGCGCTGGTTCCATTCCGATTAATGCGGACGGGACGTTAGGGACTCCGAGTGTTGTTAAGCAGATAACGACTTTCAACACATCTGGAAATGACGCAAAAAATCCTTCTCTTACTTTCATCGGGAATGATCCAGTGGTTGTTTATGAGGATACGCAATCGACGACATACCGAATCAGAGCATTCAACATTAACGCGGTGACTTCGGCAACGATTGCTACTGTTGCGTCTTACGCCCAATCCTCACCCATGGCAATCCGCACACCAAACGGCAAGTTGCACGTTGTATGGCATGGGATTGATTCGGTGGATTCGCCGAATAAATACGTGCTCTATAATAATTCGGCGGACGGACAGACTTGGGGAACAGCTAAGAAACTCGTAAAAGGCACTGACGTAGTTTTATCCTCCGACAAAAACGGCAAGCTGACCATTCATTACGAGGACGGCGGCTATATCAAACGGATCGAGTCAACAGACGAATTCGCGACGTACACGGCACCCGTAACAGTCGCAGTTGGCACAATGCCAGCATCCCTATACGATCCAACGTTCCAATTCGATTTCATCATTCCGCCGACGTTCTTCCAAGGATCGAGCAGCGTCAAGTATTACGGATCGTTCGATACTAACAAAGCGCCGACATTGACGTTGACAGGTCCGGCAAACAACGAAGTCCTGACCGACGGAGAGAATTACGTCCTATCCGGTTCCGCACTCGAAACAGACGTAAACAACGTCGTTTCACTGAAATACAAGATCAACAGCAATCCCGACCAGACATTCGATTCCTACGTGTCTGACGGCACTTCTCAGCGTACTTTCAATAAGTTGCTGTTATATTCCAACCAACGCATTACGGACGCAGGAGCGGACGTTTCCGGCGTTCTGGCAGAGGGTACCACACATACCCTGTCTGTGTGGTCGGAGGACAACAAAGGCGGAAAGTCTCCGGTAGTGACTCGCAGTTTTACCGTCATCGCCAACCGAGCGCCAGTGATCAGTGGTAGCAATACAGATTTGGGCGAGCTAAGCGCTAAACCAGGACAGACGTACAGCGCAGCCGATCCAGAAAGCAACTCATTTACCATCACGGAAATGATCGACGGCGTAATCACGCGTACATTCGCGGGCGTAGCAGATCGGCAAGAGACGTTCCAAATCACGGATGACCAATGGCTACGACTTGATTTGGACGTACCGCACGAACTACGTATCCGAGCGACAGACAGCAACGGCGCGTTCTCAGACCGAGTTTACACATTTGTTCGGACCGAAACGCAGATTGTGTTTACGCTGGATTACACGAAACAAAACGTCATCGACTTCTTTACGACAGATGCAGCAGCAGCGCGTATCCTGTTCGCTATGGATTGGGTGAAACCTCCAGACGCAACAATTCTCGTAGAGGCTTGCAACAATGCCTACGATGCTTCGCCAGCATGGGAGGACATCACAGCACCGTTCAACAACGGACTCGGCTACACGTTCGCCAACGCAACGAAAACGGCCTCGCAATGGGGAATTAACTTCCGCGTGACAGTGGACAAGAACACGGCAACGGATCGCGTTATTATCAATGGATACAGGGGGGCGTTTGATTAATGGAGACAAAGAATCCGTTGCCCGTCAGTGTGGCTCAGCAAAGACGCAAGCAACTAGCTGCGAAAGAGGCTGAAATAGAAAACCTTAAAAGACAACTAGCGCTGGCTGATGAAGCGAACGTTCAATTCATGGAGTATGTAATGTTGAGGCTTCCGCCTGCGTGACTATTTACCTACTTGGAAACATTTGCTATAATTCGACATATCATCGGAGGTGGACAAGTTATGGCAGTTTATTCTTTTTACACAATCATGTATACCAAGCAGATTTATCTTGCTGGCTCACAACGTTTCACGGCTCGTGACGGATGCACCGGAATTAACGAAGAGTATCATACTCCAGTAAAGGAGTATGCAGCCGCGAATCTCATGGACTACGAGATTGAGTTCGCAAAGGAACAAGGCTACATCAACGAAACCGAATACGCCGAAACAATGTCGATCAAATATCCAGCCTAGAAAAACAGCGTCGGGCATAACGTCCGGCGCTTTTCTATGTGCATATTTTCCGAATGATGGTACGATTAGCTTGTCCAAATATTAGGAGAGGGGGCGTGTGTTGTGGGGGAGGCGGTAGTCACAAAAGCGCTGTCAGTGACAGACAGTATTTTCGTTATTATGTTCATCGGTTTGGGAGTATCTTGTTTCTTTCTTATTCGGTGGATTCTCAACACGAACAACGAGCGCGAAAAGCGTTATATTGACGTAATCGACACGCAAGCAAAGAGTTTGCAAGGATTGGACGAAGTGCGCGGAGACGTAAAGGACATCAAGAATATGATTCTAGGCGGAAGAGTAGGGGGTGTTTAAGTTGCAACCAAGAAGCGCAACGAACATCAAGGGAATCGACGTATCACGCTGGCAAGGTAATATCGATTGGGCTAAAGTAGCCGCGTCCGGTATCGAGTTTGCGTTCATCAAAGCAACGCAAGGACTCGCTTGGGTTGACCCACTCCTGAAACAAAACGCAGCCGGAGCAGACAAGGCCGGAATCAGCATTGGTTACTACCATTTTGCTGAGCCGGAGAAGAGCGCTACGCTACAGGCGACACACTTCGCAAAAACCGTTTCCTCTCTCCCGCAAGACTTGCCTTTGGTGCTGGATATCGAGACAGAGGGGGCTTTGTCCCGTTCTGAGATTTACGCGTTTACATCCGCTTTCCTCAAGGAGCTGGAGCGGCTTACGAATCGCCTGCCGATGATTTACACCGGAGCTTATTTTGCGGAAAAACATCTAGGTAAAGACCTGTCGCGTTATCCGCTGTGGGTAGCTCACTATGAAAACTCTCCAGGATCGTTAAAAACACCAAAAGCGAATCAAACTTGGAGCAAGTGGACCATCTGGCAGCACACGAGCACAGGTAGCGTGCCAGGCATCAAAGGAAACGTAGATTTAAACGTAATGGAGGCTGATTTCATGCCAGTGATTCATAGCATTTCCAAAGAGGACGGAGAAAAGCTTGTCGGCCTTTTGAAAGCTCTTTGGACGATGGAAGATAGTAAGTTTATGGACGTTAGTACCTACCATGGCGAGAACGTAACGAAAGACGACATCAGCAAGCTGGCAGACGCAGTACGCGCGGCCTCTGGCTTACCAAAAGAATAAGGGGGTATTCGTTATGGGGCAATTCAACAAGACGCTTCTAATGCCGATTGTGGCGTTCTTGGCGCTTATCATCAAATGGTTGACCGGATATCAGATGCCGGACGTAGAAATGGACATCGTAGCGACAGGTATTTTGGGAATTATTACAGCAATCGGCCTCTGGATGAATCGAACGAAAAAATAGGTGGGGGTTTCCCCATCTTTTTTTATTTTCTACTATCTTGACAAAGTGTAGATTGTTGTTATTATTGATAAAAAGGAGGTCGTTCATATGGCGCAACTGGAAATGATCGCGTTCGTTTGTCTCCCTGCTGCGGTAATGTTTTGGGGAATCGCGAAAGTTATGCTGCGGATGGAAGCGAGAAAGGAGAGGAATGCAACGAAATGATGCTGTGTGCAGTTTGTGGAATGTCTTGGTGTGAATGCTGCTATAAATGCGGATCGCCTCATAGTGATTGCGAGGGTTGCGAGTGCTCGGAGTGTGAAAATTGCCGAAAACAAAAAGACTCGCCAGGCGATTAGCGAGTCTTTCACAAAGGGATAAAGGCGAAAAGCGGTGCAGGTGACATAGAGAGTCGGACATTTCCAGTTTATCACCTAGCGCCAAGGCTGTATAGGAGGCTAATCATAGTGGTAATTACTCACCCAATGCAAATGTTAGGCAGAAGTTTTTTACTGACCATGAAGGCCGGAGGATTCTTTCAGTTCGCAGCAAGGGAAGCGGTTGGGGATCATTCGGTACGCGGTTATGACGATGAAGGTAATTGGCTGCAAATCAGCTTGGATGACATCGAGAGAGTGAGGTTGAATTGATGGGATTTACACACAATGACACTCATAAAAAACTTGCCTTTGAAGCGCTCCAGAACGGATCGTTCCCACTCTACACACAAGCAGCTCTTTGCGAACGTTGGGGAGTGGATCGAAGCAGAGTACGAGCGTGGAGAAGGCAGTTTGACGACTTCCCACAACCAGTCGAGGGAATCGTGTTAGGCGGAGGTCCATACTTCGCAGCACATGAGGTGGAGGCGTTCGAACAAGGGAAGAACTTTAATCCTAATCGGAAACAAGGTAACCCGAATGCGCCGTATTTTTGATTTGACACAATGTGTATTTTGATAATAGGTGACGAGCCTCAAAATCATACATCTTTAGAAAGAGAGGGGTGTGCGATGTATGAAACCTAGAGGAAAAACAAAAGAGATCGTTTTGAACGTAAATGAAATTGATACGTTAATCCAAAAGGCGATTTCGGTGATAGATACCAAAAACCAGTTCGAAATAAGAAAGTATCTGGAAGAGGCTTCGCGTAAGTGTTTTGAAATCAGAAATCAGTTCGACCCAATGTAGGGTGTTAACAAAATAGTTACTTTGATAACACTTTTCACGGAAGTGAGGTTGACCGTAGTGAAACTTGATATTCACCAAGACAGTTTCAGAGGGTACTTGACGAACGGAAAATATTATTCAAACGGAAAGAAAATCAGACTCATTAAAGATATTGGTTATGACGAAATTACATATGCCAAAATCGAAAATGGTATTGAGGTAGGGACACCTAAAGTCGTCAAAGCACAGACTTTTGAAGCATGGGCGAAATACCCTGTATCAGTAAATATGTCTGTTTAACACAATAGTTATTGAGGAAAACGGGGTGAAGTAATGCCGCGAAGAAAATACTGGCTTATAAAGTGCAAACGTTGTAACGGTTCCGGCAAGAGGGAAGGTTCTTGGGGAATACCTTGCTTGTTATGCCACAAAGGAAAGGTAAAGGTGAAAAAATGACCGAGCAACAGATCATTTTAACGCTGGCTTATGTTATAATCGATCCAATTAAATTTCAGCTAATGAGGGGGTGAAGTGACACCTCCCATCTGCCGAGTCCTCTTGGAAGGAGCGCCATACAGGGCGCTTTTTCTTTTTCCGTCAATCGCCTAATGTGGGGCGGTCGGACAAGTGGTACAATATCCATGTATCCGCGAGTTGCTTTTTTCTCGCGTATTACACTCCGTATATTGAGTCGGAAAATAATCCGGCTCTTTTTTAAATCACTATCTTTACAAAGTGCAGATAGCATGATATGATGTATTCATAAGGCGATAACAAAACGAAAAGGCGGCGGTCAAAATGACAAACACTTACACAGTAAGAACAATCAACCAAACGGAAGGAAATTACACTTATCATATCGTCGGTAAATTTGTGGAAAGCGCGAACAACTGGGTTGCTTTTTCTGAAACATTCGAGGACTTGCAAGCAGCTCAAACATACGCGGACGAATTGAATGCGGTTAAAGAGGAAGCAAAAGCAGAACGCAAAACATTCCGCCAAGTAATCGAAGAAATCACAGCAGGAAGCACATGGGGATACCAAAACAAAAAGGTAGAAAAATTGCTCGGATCAGAAGCGGCAGAGGTTGAGTTCTGCGAAGGTCATCAAGAATGGACGATCAAGAGTGCGACTTACATGAAAAAACAACACGGGCGTATGCAGCAGGGTATTGATTGGGTTCGTGTTCGCAGAGCAGGAGAAACGTTAAAAAATAAACTTGGAACAGAATTCGTGGTAACTATGTAATAAAAGGGGTCGGAGAAGATCCGACTTCCTGAGAATTATTACACCCATATGAGCATAGACTCTCCTTGGAGAGTCTAAGCAAACCCGATCCAGTCAAACGAGGCTGGATTTTTTATTTTTCGTCGGTTCTTATGACATGCCATAGCATCATATATTTTCGACAAAGAGCCGAAAGGGGTTAACAACATGGCGACGATGAAAAGTAAGACAGTCGGATTCAATATCGAGAGCGAAGAGGAACGTCTATTGCTGGATCACGCCAACAAGCAAACGAATTTTTCCGAGTACGTCCGGCAACTTATGCGCCAAGATATCCAAAGACAAAAAGCTCGGATTGCTCCGAGCCAGTCACAGGGAATCAGAATCCAACTATAGGAGCGTACCCACCCAATTAACAACAGCGCCCACAGCTCCACCCACAGCCAGCCCGAGAAGAATGTGCATTTGACAACGCCTCCTTTGTTTTTGGTGCAGTAAACAGTATGCCCGTTTGATTTGACTTCATACATCGAGAGGGGAATGGATATGAGAACAGAGGTATTGGACTGGAATTCGTTCATGAGTGGAGAGGTAAAGGTGAAGGTGCATCCAAAACAAGTTGCGGGAATCGTGGTTAAGTCCCTTGTTGGCGGACATTTGTTTTTCATCCCAACAAATGCGCTGGCTGCTGGAGCTGCTGGAGCTAGTAGCGCAGCGTCGTGGGCAAAGATATTCGCTGCGCTCATGCTTATGGCTGACTGGACGGCGGGCGGTGTCATTATGTTTTGTGGAGCAATGTGGATGTTCGGGCATAGAACAAAGGCGATTGAGGGATTGATTTCCGGCGCAATCGGATACATCATCATTCGCCACGCAATGGATATCCGCGATTGGCTCAAAGGGATATAGGGAGGCGATGACATGCAACTGAAAATCAATGGCGTTTTGGCTGCTCCTGCCGATCCGATTCCACCGTATCAATTCGGAAAAAGCGTGGGCGATACTCCATTCAGTGCATTCTGGAATGACGTTGTAAGGGGTAATCAGGAATTGTGGGATTGGCACAGCCCGTTTTGGGAAGGGAATAAAGAAGTGGTAAGGCAAAATTTCGATCCTGGTGCATGGATAGAAATAAAGCTGCAAACATTAGGCCATTTATTAGCGACAAATTCGCCGGAAATTATCACAGTCGGCATAGTGCTTTGCGCTTTGTTGGCAATGGTCGCCCCTTTGGTTGGCTCTCCTACCTACAAATGGATTGGCCGAACGTTCACGGTGTTCTTTTTGGGCGCTGTATGGCGTGTTTTCCTGTAGGGCGCATATATGACAATATGGCATTTTCTCCTTATCGCTTCTGCTGGCCTTATCGTCCATAGGTTGTGTGAATATTTCGGGTGGGGGAATGATGATGAAAATTGAGATAGTTCGCCCAAACATGACGTTGTTCAGAATCACTCCAGATAAAGGAGTCACTAACAACACGAACAAAAAGTTCTGGCGACTCATGCATGAATTGTTGTCAATGGATCACTCGATTAAGGACCGAATTGAACGCGACGGCCTGACATTCCGTTACAGACTGCGAGGAAACATTTGGTTTGACATGGTGGCTCGTGCCGAAGAGGTCGAAAGGGAAGGAGGCGCAAAGGAGACAGTTCGTAAGGTTGAATTTTACATGGCGTGTCCTGACTATTTCGCCTCAACAATCAAAAGTAAAATGATTGACCGTTATCCACAGGCAACAGTGGAAATTGTGGATAAATCAACCATCGCTGTGCCGGATTCAGCCGAAATCATCGAGTACAAATACAAACGGCATGATATCTTTTCGCTCAATTGCAACGACACGGAACAGACAACACCGATTTCCTCGTTGCTGAATGCCGCGTATGACTTGCAAGGTGGGGACTTCATGCGCTTCTCTGTATGTCTGGAACGAGTGGACCGGAAGAAGTGGAAGGGGCTGGCCGATTTTGGGTGGTCCCAGGTCGAAAAGAAGCGAGTTCCTAGTCGCGTTCGCTTCGAAGCATCGAAAGTAGCGGAAGGGCTTGCGGACGTTGCTAAATTCCTAGCGTTCGAGGCGAAAGGGATTCTAGACGACGTGCTACAAGCCATCCGAAATTCATTTTTTAAAAATGACTCTGCTCCCGTTCCTGACAAACCAAAGATCACCTTCCACTCAAAAGAATATGACAGCCTAGTGTCTAACGGTGATTTGTCCTTGTCGAGAAAGAAACAATACGAGCCCGTTTTCGCTGCATCTGTCCGACTAGCGGTCGATTCGGAGGACAAAACGCGTAAACATTTGATGGCTAATTCGGGAACGGCCTCCCTGAGTGAATTGAAGGGGGCAAATAGCCTCGAAGCACACAAGGTGCGGGTAAATATCAGATCAAAGCACATCGAGGAAATGAACACGCTACAGAGCGTCGTAGGACACGATCCAGACCGGAATATCATGAGCTGCAAGGAGATCGGTAAATTGAATCAATACCCGACTAGGGAATTGCAGATGAAATATGCTGATTTGCTGGATGTGAAGACGGTGACAGAAACTGATATTGCGAAAGAATTGCAAGGGGATGGAATGTATATCGGATACGCCACGCAAAAGAGCGAGAAGGTCCATGTATCACAACCAACAAAGCGATTGGATAAGGTGGGTGTCGACATTCTTGTGCAGACGAGGATAGGCATAGGGCCGCCTGGGAGTGGAAAGTCTACACTTGGAACCAAACTGATTGTCGAAGCGGTCAACAATGGATTCGGTGGACTTTACATCGATCCTGCCAAGGGTAGCGTTGGTGACGAAATCGAAAAGGCGCTGCCTCCAGCGAAAGTGGAGCGTTACCGCTTGGGTCAAATCAAGATGGCGTTGGATTTCCGCGAGGTCAAACATTCACCAAAGGCCAAGAATAGACTGGCAAAAGTCATCCTCTCCCTATTTTCCATGGAATCAGACGACGCGAAGCGGACGGAACGGTTTATAAAGGCGGCGGTATTCGGGATGCAGACGGGTAGGATATCCGAAATCATACGCATTTTCACGGACGGAGATTATCGTAGTAGCTGTATTTCGAAAATGCCGGAGGGATTCATACACCGAATTACGCTGGAGCAGTTTGGCGAAGAGTCCGACGCTATGCAGAGGCGCATACTCGACCCGATATTGACACGGCTGGATTTCATTCTAGGTGACGAGGATTTGGCGGAGTGGATGGATTGCGAGGAAGGAATAGACATGGTGGAAATATTCCAGAAGAAAAAAGCAATCATCATCGACATTCCCAAACGCATATTTGGCAAGGAAGGAATTGAGTTGATCGCCAATCTTTTGACACTCAAAATGGATTTGGCTATGGAGTTGCGACCGGACGACAAACAAGATCCATTCTGGATCGTTCTTGACGAGCCTCACCAATACCAGAAGTCGCAGAAGATATGGGAAAACGCGGTTGTCGAGGCTCGCAAGTATCGCGTGTCATACGTATTCCTCTTCCATGAGTGGCTGCAATTGGATTATAAATTGCGTCATATCGTCAAATCTGCCAATCCTCATATATCCATTTTTGCCGGAACAAGTAAACACATTTGGAACGACTTCAAAGAGGACGTTTATCCTCTCGATGTGGACGACGTGTTGCGCTTACCTCTCCACCACGCGGTAAATGTCATCCAGACGAAAATAGGGCCGAAGACAATGATACTCAAAATGGCGGACACCAAAGACAAAAGACCAGCAGACAAACCACTCGACGAGGCTGTATAATAATTGCATTCGTCAAAAATTACTGAGAACGAACGACAAACCGTCATTTTCCTTCTATCCCAAGGCTCGTCACCTTGGGGTTTTTTTGTTTGGGCAAGATAAGCAAGAGGGGGTGGTTACGTGGAAGCGGTTGTACTCGTTCTATTCTTGGCGATAATGACTATGTTCATGGTGGTGGCTGGCGGATTCAACGATACAATCGAACGGTTTTGTCGCATAGTGGAGACTCGCAAGCGTTGGAAGAACTCGGAATAACCGAGTTCTTTTTTGTTTCTAGCAAATAATTCTATTTTCCCTATTGACTGTACGTACGTATGTACATTATGATAAGGACAAGTTGATAGAGAAGGGAGGAACGAGATTGAGAGCGGATGCGGTAGAGAAGTCCAGAATCGTCGCAGATGTGCCGACGGAGATCAAGCGGAAGCTGTTAGCGATTGCTGCAAGCGAAGATAATTACAATGCTACAGAGTCGATCAAGCGTATTATCGACGCGGAACACGAGCGTTTGGGTCTATCGATTAAATAATCAGGGGGAATAGGCGAATGGCGAAGGTAATGGCAGAAACGGCGAATATGACGCGCTCGGAATGGTTGGCGAAACGATCCGTTTTTGTAGGGGCGAGCGAGACGGCAGCGTTGATCCAAAAAAATGACGGGAGCTTTGCGAATCCTTACAGTAGTCCGGTTGTTCTGTACATGATCAAAACAGGTCAGTACATACCATCGGAACCAGGAGAGGCGGCATACTGGGGGAACGTGCTGGAGGAAGTTGTTGCGCAGGAATTTTTGAAGCGATACAACGAAGAACTGGTTGAAACAGAGGAATACAAAACGCTTTCTGTGATTAAAAACGGCAGAGGCATTGGAGAGTTGAAGCCTGCACGCATTCAAAAACGTAACGCCATTTTCGCGCATGACGAACTTGACTATATGTGCACCAACTTGGACAGGCTCATGTTTTGTCCTGCGCTCGGTAAATGCATTGTCGAATGCAAGACAGCGAACCAATTCCTTTCTAGTGATTGGGAAGGCGAGGACGTGCCAGATCAATACTATATCCAAGTGCAACACCAAATGGAAGTTATGGACATAGACCACGCATTCATTGCGGTGTTGATCGGTGGGCAGAAGTTCAAAAAATACTACATTCCTCGTGACAGAGAGTTTGGAGCGGCGCTCGTTGGGATCATTCGAAACTTTTGGGAAAATCACGTCTTGGCAGGGGTTAGGCCGGAAATCGACGGAAGCAAAGCAACAACGGATATGTATAAATCCCTGTACGATACAAGCGAATCAGGAACGACGCTGGAGTTGCCTAGCCAGTTCGTCGCATATGTGGAGCAGCGCGACGAGTTCAAGAAGCTCGAAGAGTCGTACAAGGAAAGCAAGACAGAAATGGAAAACAAGATCAAAGAAGCCATGAAGGGAACGGAAGTGGCCTTTGCTGGCCCGCACAAAATCACATGGAAAACTCAGTCGGATGGCAAGCGCCCATTGAAAATCAAATTAGGGAAGGCGGAATAAATTATGCCAACAGAAAAACGCGGTAACCTTACATCGGCGGTAACAACACAAGCAAACGGAGGTGGAGCTGTACAAGCAAGCAAGCCCGCCAGCCTCAAAGACTACCTAGCTACTCCGAACATCCAAACGCGTTTTAACGAAGTGCTGAAAGACCGAGCACCACAATTCATGAGTAGCCTTATCAACCTTGTGAACAGTGACGACAATTTGAAGGTAGCGGAGCCTATGAGCGTCATTTCGTCCGCCATGGTTGCGGCTGCTCTGGACTTGCCAGTGGATAAAAACTTGGGCTACATGTGGATCATCGGAAGGAAGGATCACAAGCGCGGAGGACTTACGTTCGCTTCGCCACAATTGGGCTATAAGGGATACGTGCAGCTCGCTTTGCGATCCGGTCAGTACAAATTTATGAACGTTATCCCTGTGCATGAGGGAGAGCTTGTTTCTTGGAATCCTCTGACAGAAGAGCTAAAGCTCGATTTCGAACAAAAGAAGTCAGACGCGGTTATTGGTTACGCTGGCTATTTCGAATTGTTGAATGGCTTTAAAAAGTCCGTTTACTGGACGCAAGCAGATATTAAAAAACACAAGGAACGGTTCTCCAAGACGGACAAGCTTTGGAATTCTGATTGGGACGCAATGAGTTTAAAGACGGTACTGAAAGCAATGCTGAGCAAATGGGGCATCTTGTCTATCCAAATGCAAAAAGCCTTTACAGAGGACGAACCAGAAGAAGAACGTCAAGTCATCGACGGCGGAGAGTTGCAAGCGTGGGAACCGGAACAACAAAATCACGATCCAGAAACAGGCGAAATCATCGAAATGGAGCAAGGGCAGGAATAATCCTGCTCTTTCCAAAACGGGAGGGATAAGGCGAATGGCGAACCGCAGCAAGTACGAACGAATCCAAATCGTTAACTTTATTATTCGGACTATTGCT